CCTCGGCCCGCTCTAAGTGGCACAGGATGCAGATAGTCCGTACGACCTGCTCCATCTCGTCCCCTTCGGGTATAGCCTTGACTTGGATATACTGGTCGACGGTGATGTCGTACAGGTTCTCCGGTATGGTGATGGTCTTCTTCACGATAGGAAATATTTGCCGCTGCGGTTTGTGGTCAGCAAGTTCAGACACACGTACCGCACCGCGTCTATTCCGTGGTTGTCCTTGTCCACGGGGCGGTTGAGGTTGCGCCCGTTCTTGTCCTGCTCCCATCGGTACGCCCGGAGTTCCTTCTGTAGGTTCGTGCTCTCGGCGGTGAGCAGGAGCTTGTGGCGGCGCATTATGTCGATCCCCTGCCGGACCGAGTCCGGTCCCTTCCGTGCTGGCTTCACGTTATGCCCCAATCGAAAGAGCTCCTCGATACTCTTCGGCTCGGCGCTGTCTGCGATGATGGTTTGCACGTCGAGCTTGTTCAGCTCCTCGGAGATGTCCGGGTTCGTGAGTCCGGTCGAGTACAGTCGCTCGTGAAGTATGAGCGTGTGGCCGTCCTGATATACATCGATGACGGCGGTGGGGTCGTTGGTGAAGCCAAAGTCTAGGCCCGTCCCGATGCGCTTGCCGGCTATCTCTCCTACCTCCCAATGGAAGACGGCGGCCTGGTTGACTCCCCTTTCTCCGAGGCCGTAGATGCGCCAATAGTTCGGGTCCGCATCCTTGAGGCGTTCAATCTCTGCGATGGTGGCCCGGTCGAGGTAGGGGTTATCCTTGTACGTCGTCCGAAAGAATGAAGCGTCTTCCCTCGGTATGACCTCCTCGTAGATCCAGTGGTATTCGTCGGAGGGGTTGAAGTCGATGATGACCTTCCCCGTAGTCCGCAGGAGTAGCTGCCGCCAATCTTCGAGGCTCAATTCATTAGCCTCGTTCACGAATAGGATTTGCCTCTTCCGGCCTCGGACCTTTTGGGGTTGGTCCACGCTGATGAACTCGACGAGGTTGCCCCAGAGGATGTACGTCGCCTCGCTCTTGTTGTGCTGGTCTACGTTGTATGCGTCCTCCTTTTCTAGGATGGAGAAGAAGTCCCGCATCGCCGTCGCCCTCAGCGCCGGGAATGTCTTCCGGGCTATGGTGATGACCGCCCCAGCGTTCTCATTCTCATAGCACAGTTCTACGAGGCTCTGAAGTATCGAGTACGTCTTGCCCGATCGGGTTCCGCCCTGGTGTACTTGGATGCGGGAGGCGCACCCCTTGACGTGGTAGTACGTGGCGGGCTGCTTCACGCAACGTCCGGAATCCTTGCCCAATGTGTCGGGGGGCCATCGAAATCGGCGTCCTCAATTTCCCAGATGCCTTCCGGGTCGTGCTTCATGCAGAAGAATATAACGGCCGAATGCCACGAAGCCTCCTCCGGCTCGTCAGCTTTGCAGACCAAATAGAAGCCTTCGAGTTCAGGCCGCGTGTCGAATGTGTTCCAAGTCATGTTGTGAATTTACGATACGTCCGCGTTGTCATCGGTGAACCAGGACAGCGGCTTCTTCTCTGCGACGGCTATCTCCTGACGCTCCACGTACCCGCGCTCCTTGCCCTTGGTCTTGAGGTAGAAAATCGTGGCCGCGGGGTTGCCGTCCTTTATCAGCTTGTGAAGATGTGACTCGGCGAAGTCGAGGGCCACGTCGCCTATCTCGCTCACCGCCTTCTTGTATTCGGGATCTTCGAGCCAGTTGTAATGCGTCTGCCGGGAGATGCCCACCGTCTTGCACGCGGTAGAGACAATACCGAGCGACCGCTCCAGGGCTTGCACCATCGCCTTTTTTTGTGCGTCCATTTGCGTCTACTTCTCCGACTGATTGATACATACGGCCACCCTCTGCACCATATCGGGAAACTCCCTCTTCGAGGTGTCGTCTGCTATGCAGCGGGCTATGAATTCGCTTTTACTCTCGCCCTCTTTTTTTTCGGGTAGTGGCATTATCCTCTGGGGTCGTATTGGGCGTCTCCGGTACTTTCAAAGACGGGGGTGACGCTTAGGCTGTATGTGGCGTGTTCGTACCTCATAGCCTTCTTTTTCGTCCGTGGGGTGGAGATGTGGCGCCTCAACATTAGCTCGGCGTGTTTCCTGCTGGAAACGTACCATACCTCTCTTTCGTCCAATTCGGGGCAGGTAAATACCGCCTTGTAAATCTCAGCCATGCAGGGCTAAATATAGCAGGATTGCCAGCACCCCCATATAACCGTAGAAGGTGGCGCGGTATGCGTATTGCTTACTCATGGATCTTTCCCTTGTAGTGCTGTATGATGCGTTCTGTTTCATGCTTGTAGTATTCCTTGAAGGTCCCGGTCGGGTCTTGCATCCACACCTTATACAGGACGTTCCGTAGGCGTTGGCTTTGACTCTTAGGTTCGTCGTATAGGTCCAGCTCCACCGCGTCCAATTCATCGACCTCATCGCGGTTCATCTTCTCCTCCCCCCGGAAGTACAGAATCCCGAACGTATCAACGAGGCGATCTATGTCCGCTATCTCTCCGGAGGTCTTCTCCTGGGTAATGAAGCGGAGGGAAACGGTGCGGTCCTTCCTGCGTTGGTACCCGTCAAGCTGGCCGGCGGTTATGATTTTCACAGTTTGCCCTCTTCGCGCATTATCTTTTCGGCCCACCGCTTCCCGGCCAGACCTCCCCATAGAAGGTACGAAATAGTTCCGCAAGCCTGCGTATCTGACTCGTCGTAATACTCCTCCGCGCGGGAAAGATATGAATACATCCGCTGTACGGTATCGAAGGAGACCGCTTGCCCTTGGGCTAGCTGTTGGGCGCGGACCTTCCCGACTTGGGTGGCGCACTTATTGCCGACCTTCTCATTTAGTTCGATGCCCTTCTTCGCGTTGTTCGATACTGCGTCGGGGTAGTCGCTCCAGGTTTTAAGGTTTACACGTATACTCATAGGCTCGTTGTAGTTTCTCGACCATGCTTTTGTTCTTTCCGGTACAGTTGCAGGGCCTTTCGTTGGCGTTGAAGGTGCGATTGAAGATGCCGTAGATATCGCGCCACTGGGCACGCGATAGGCGGGTTCCCGATTTCTTGGAATACTCGATGGACGGGAGCAGCTCCTCGTAAGCCGTTACGTCCTCCTCGGACATCTCGACATTCCTACCGGGGAAGATGGCGTTCAGTTTCGCGCGGCGTTCCTCACACCCGCAGTCCTTCACGACGGCTTTCACGGCTTTATCTATCCCCGTCGCCTTCGTGAACTGCGCGATCCTGTCGCCGAGTCCCTTGGAGTTGTTTTCTGACACGTCGAATTGTGGTGTAAAGGGTATGTCGGGAGATGCCCGTCGACTCCGCGAAGGAATCGAGGGTGTGTCCATCCTCGAAATATATCGCAAAGACCTCCGCATCGAACCAGGGGAGGTCGGCGAGGCGTTCTTCGATGTGGGTCAGGAGCTCGTCGCGGTGTGCCGCTACCCCGTCCCCGTCCCACCAGTCGACGATATGGTGAGCGAACTTCCTGCGGCGCTCTAAATCCTTTCGCCATTTGTAATGATATCGGGAGGTCTTCGAGTTGTAGTTGTTGACCATGACCCGCAGCGCCCAATACTTCAGCTGGTTCCTTTCGAGCAGGCCGTCGATGGTTTCGTCTTTCGTTTGGTAGAGCTGTAGGATAACCTCGTGCAGCAGGTCCGGCCCGTCCTTCCCTGCGATCCTATAAGCGGCTTGCAGGAGGTCGTCGTAATTGCGCTCAAGGTATCCGTCCAGGGTCATAGCTTCCGGAGGCGTCGGTTGTAGACATCGATGAGGGCCTCCAGTTCCTCGACGCTGTATTTCCTTGTCGTGTTGCTTAGGGCTTCGATTTCCATCGCCGTTCCTTCCCCATATTCGGCGTCCAGGTTGCGGGCGAATCTGTACTGCTCCCCGCTCCGGAATCCGTTGCAGCTCTTACACTGGCATTTTACATTCCTCTCGTCCCATCGGGTCGAGAACTTGGCCCGGCTTTGGAAGTGTCCCGCGTCGACGGTCTTCCAATGCTTCCACACCCCGCACGTAAAGCACTGCACGTACCC